GTAGGGTTCGTAGGTACTTTCCTGATTTTATAATCAAAGTTAAAGAGAATACAGGAAAATTGAAAACTTACGTAATTGAGGTAAAACCTCTTAAACAGACCAAAGCACCAAAACAGAAAAAAAGAGTGACTAAATCATATCTCTATGAATGTCAAACATATGCTGTAAATCAAGCAAAATGGAAAGCAGCAGATGAATGGTGTAAAGACCGAAAAATTGAATTTAAGATTATAACCGAAAAAGAACTAGGTATAAGATAATGACAGATTCATTCGGATTTGATAATGAAGAACGATATGCAAATCGCATAGAACCAATTAAAGAAGAATTAGCAGCAGCAGTTAATGATCCTGAAGATATGATGTTGATTATTATGGAAGCATTAAATGATACTGTGACTCCCATACCTGAAGTGGGACAATACTATACCTTTATATACAATGCAAAAACTCCTGATATAACATATGACCAACATCCACTAATTGCTTGCACTGATTTACAAGCATGGGGATTTAAAGGATTAAACTTTCATTGGAGACAATCTCGTAATTATACATGGGAAGAACTAGCAGGACAACTGTATATTGTGCAATATAATGAACTTGATGACCTTCTCAACTTTCCTTATGGTAAATTCATCCTAAATAAATAAAAACCAAGTTATAATGGCAGTAACAAGTACAATAAGTCCAATTCAAGTAGGATCTGGTCAAGGTAAAAAAACTCTTTACACAGCTACTAAAGTAACTGGTCCTTTCGGTTCGCCTCCTAAGTATGAAACAGAAATTATAAGATATGATAATGCAAAAGGAGAAGGTGGTAAAACAATTGGAACAAGATCAAGTGATAATCCAGGCAAAATTGAATGGAATGCAAATGCTTCAAGATTAGACAAACAGAATCAAAAAAAGATAGGACAAGCTTCAGCAGGTCAAGTTAAATCTATTAAAAATGAAGTTGCAGATAATGCACAAAAAAAAGAAGCATTAGATAAGGCATCAGGTAATAATAATAAAGCAGAAGATAATGCTACGAATGATGCAAAAGTTGATAAAAAAGCAAATAATATATTAGGAAGTTCTCTTAAAGATATAGAATCTGTTGGAGGAACTAGAGAGGATAAATTTGGTGTTTATGTATTTCCAACTACTTTAAGAGCAGGGTCTGAAGGACAAGACTTCTTAAAGTTTGATATGATGAAATATGAACCTAAAGAAATTGTTGGAGCAATGGAAAAGGGAAGTTTGGGTTTGAGTGATAGAAAGAAAGATAGAAAATCAATTGGAACTGTAATTCTACCAATTCCTGGTGGTATTCAAGACCAACAACAAGTTTCATGGGGACAAGATACTATGGACGCTGCTGCCATAGCATTATCTGATATTGCATTATCTGCAATTACCGAAGGGATTGGTGCTGGAGTGGATGCAGCTGGAAACGCTCTCAAAAATGTAGCAAATGATGGTGGTGATACAAAGAAGGCATTAGCAACAGCAATAGCAGGATCAGCTTCAGGTGCTGGAAATCTACTTACCAGAACAACGGGTGCAATTATGAACCCAAATATGGAATTACTTTTTAATAGTCCAAGTTTAAGAAGTTTTAATTTCAGTTTTACATTAGCACCTAGAAATAAAGCTGAAGCAATGGTAGTAATTAAGATTATTAGGTTTTTTAAGCAAGGAATGTCTCCTATAAGAAGTAAGTCTAGATTATTCTTAAGATCTCCACACACCTTCCGTCTTGCTTATAAACATAAAGTAGGATTAACTAATGATAAAGATGATCATCCATTCTTGAATAAATTTAAAGAATGTGCTTTAAATGGATTTGGAGTTAATTATACACCATCAGGACAATATTCGACATATGAAGATGGTGTAATGACTTCATATCAAATGACAATGGGTTTCCAAGAACTAGAACCTGTATATAACGATGATTATGGTAATGATGCTTTCCCAAACGAAATAGGTTTCTAAAATGTCTAATTATTTCAACCTCTTACCTGATTTTGATTATGTCAGCAGACTTCCTGATGCTAAAATATCAGATTATGCAAAAGTCAAAAATCTATTCAAAAGAGTTACTCTAAGAGAGGATATTTACTCCAATTTAATGTTTTTTACAAAATATAGTATTAAAGGAGATGATAGACCTGATAATGTTGCTAATAACATATACTCAGATCCTACTTTAGATTGGTTAGTTCTTCTAGCTAACAATATTACCCATATTCCCACAGAATGGCCAATGGCACAAAATGACTTTGATAGGTTTTTATTGGATAAGTATGATAATTACGATTCTCTAGAAAATGGAGTTCATCATCATGAAACAGTAGAAGTTAAAGATAGTAATGATGTGACAATGGTTCCTGCAGGATTAGAAGTTAGTTCTGATTTTACGACCACATACTATGATTACTTTATTAGTGGTATGGTGACAAAACTAGATATTACTCGACCAGTGACAAATTATGAATATGAGGAAAAAATAGAAAATAAGAAAAGAAACATTTATATACTAAAACAAGAATATGTTAGTGTTGTCATGGATGACATAGAAGAGTTGATGGCATATAAAAAAGGTTCTACCGAATATGTCGATAAAACCCTTAAGAAAGCTGAAAATATTCGATTGTATCAATAGTCAAAAAAGTAATAGGGGGAAAAAATACCAGAGTTTTTTTTCCGCCTTTTTTGGAATAAAAAGTTGATTTTCCCCTGAGTAATTACTCTTCTGCTAACTTCTGAAAGTAAGAGAGTGCATCATCCTCGTCTGCACTAGCAGATGCTACAGCAGCAGTCACAGTCTCCTGTGCCTTACGAGAATTGAAGTCTGGTGTATAAGAACCACGAGTGTTGTCCTCATTAACCACGTCCTCATCTACACGACGTGCAGGAGGTCTCTGTCCTAAAACATACTTCAGACGTTTCTGAAGATCGTCATAAGACTTAAACTGATCAGTAGCAGTTACAGCAGCAAGTGAATACTGCTTCTTCCACAATGCCTCTAGTGCATCATCATCATCTAGAACAGGAGATACTTTATCGAACTCTGACTTATCATAGTTCCAATAACCATCCTTCTTGACAATCTTCAACTTGAAGTTTGCACCTTGCCAGAAGTCAAAAGGATTGATTGGAGTCTCATCCTCAAACTCTGGTTGCATTGCTTCCATAACCTTATCAAAGATCTTCTTACCAAACTTGTAGAGGAATACTCCACCCTCGTTTTGAGGATTGGTAGGATCTTTTACAACATATATGTTTGCATAGTAGGAAAGCTTACGCTTCTGTCTACGAACTACATCCTTATCTGACTCATTACCACTGTTCCAGAGTTCACGATTGTATTCTGAAACTGGATCCTTGCCACCTGTTGTGGTCAAAGAGTTCTCAATATACCATCCACCTGGTCCTTGGAATGCATGTGAATACATTTTTGCCCAAGGTATTTCTTCACCCTCTGGAGAAGGTAAGAAACGAATTACGGCATAACCATTACCTGTTTTATCAACTTCAGGCTTCCAGAGACGCTCATCAGCACCTCCACTTGTGTTGTTCATCTTCTCCACTT